CCCACCCCTAACCCGCACCGTAAATCGGAACGGAAGCTTCCCTGAAAGCTTCCGGACGTTCCTGACTACGGCCTTGAGCAGGGTCGCCAATGGCCACCCTGCTAGACGGGTTCTGGAGAGGTTTGCTAAATCAGTAGCCTCTCTCCAAAAATTGTCTTCGCACCCACCCCCACCTCCTGAAGGAGGCGGACCGAACCCTGACGCGCACCTCCTGTGGCAATGGAACCACAGGGATCACCTTAACACAGTTAAGAGGCACTGGTCAGAGTTGCTATGCGCTTTTGAGCTGGCGTACGGAAGCTTGCGTTGGAACAAGCACCCCCACAATGCGATGCGACTCAAGAGGTTTATAACCTTCTTGATCGTCTTAGTTCACAGAGGGAGCCCGTCGCTCAAACTGCTCGCGCATGGCTGGAGGACCCTAGCTCTCACCACGTATGGTGACATGCCGAACGCCCTGCACACGCACCTCGAATCTCTGGGAGTAGCGCGAGTCCTTAGAAAGGGACTCGTGAAACTCTCCCATGGACACGAGGCGTTGTTTCAGGCGTCGACAGTCACACGTGCTGTCGGCTGGGTGTCCTCCCCGGCCCGCCTCCTGGCAAGAGGCGCCGTCGCTGCTGCAGAGGCGCGAGTCCGGTGGAACACACCACCGGGACGCGACGTAATGGACGGAATCCAGACAGGGCTAGACCTACTCGAAAGACGTCTGAGAGTGAGTTACCTCACCCCAGAGGCCGAATCGAATACGCCTTGGCCCATGCTCGGCTCAAAGTCGACCCTGGACTCAATGAACATTGCCAATGAACTGACGGAGAAGTGGATGAAGGAGTACCGACCTCGGCTGGCTCTCGAAAGAAACCAGACCAAGATCAAACACGCCTACTCCCACTGTCTCGCAGAGGCTACCTCCCATGGTGGTAGCCCCCCTTCATTCACTGACATCGCATTGAGTCTCGAGATGGCAGGCGAACTTGAGCACGTCCCTCAATCTTCCGAGGACCTAGGTCCAAAGGAAGAGTGGGACGCGCCCGAGCCTGCTCTAGTCGGCCTTGAGCTCAGACAGCATGGTCTGAATCGTCCTACTTGCATTGCAGCAAAACCGCTCCACGAGATGGGAGACAAAGTCAGATTGGTGACGCTACACCCCGCATGGGAGGTGTGGGGCGCCCGTCGTCTGACCCAGCTCCTCCTCCCCGTTTTAAAGGGGAACATCTTCACGAAGGATTTGCTGCGGGGCAAGAACGTCGCACTCAAGCGCCAGGGGCCGCAAAAAGCCCTGGTAAGCCTCTATTCGGCTGATCTTTCCGCTGCGACAGACTGGATACCACACAAGGTGGCACAGACTGTCATGAGGTACTTGATCAACCGCCGCTTCCCGAACCCCCTCCAAAGAGAGAGGTTCCATCAGCTGGCAGAGGTCATACTGGGACCCAAGCATGACGTTGACAGCACAGACGAAGAATCCCGCACGAGTCGCGGAGTCCACATGGGACTCGGACCGTCGTGGATCGTTCTAAGTCTGCTCAACGTCATGGCCGGTCTTATTGCGGCCCCAAAGCAGAAGCACGCTTTCGCAGTGTGCGGGGATGACATGATTGCGCTCTGGACACGCTCGGAGATCGAAACCTACGAGCGCACCCTAGAGACCTGGGGTCTTAAGATCAACAAATCGAAGTCGTTCATCGGGCCAAGGGGTGTGTTCTGCGAGAAACTCGTAGAACAACACTCCAGGACCCTCGCGAGCAGTC